ACAATGGGCTCAAATGCAGGCTTCAGAGCAGTTCCCCAACCATCCCATTGTTTTGCGACATCTGTTGCAGCCGCTGTAAGCTCCCACTCTCTCGCCCAAGTGTTATTTCCGTGAGCAGCATTCGCAGATTCTTCAATCTTTGAGGAATCTTTTAGTGTCGGATGCTTTCGTGTTCCAACAACTTCCCTTTCTGCACCAGCAGACTTATCAAGAGCTTTACTGACATTCAAAGATTTCGGGAAGCCAGACCCATAGACCCATGCAATCTGGTCACGAATTTCGAATCCAGCAATGCGAATTGCAACAACACCCAAGTCATAAGTACGAGTTCCAAAGAATGCAACCATATGTCCACCAGGTTTCAGCACGCGTAAGCACTCTTTCCAGATGGCTGGTCCTGGCACGAATGAATCCCATTCCTTCCCCATGAACCCCTTTCCATTGTGCTTGTAGTCGTCTCCAGCTAACCAGTGCTGAAGAACTTCCAACATGTCTGGTTGCTTACTCAACCCGTAAGGTGGATCAGTCACGATACTGTCAATGCTGTTGTCTTCTAGCTCTTTTAGTTTTACAAGAGCATCGCCTTGTAGTAGATTGAATGTGGTCATTTCTTCGGAATCTCCAAATCATTTTCAGCACGAAGAATCGTCTGAATGCGCATAATGTTAGCCATGACTTCCATAGCGGAGTCGGTCTTCATGTAAATCTTATTCCAATAGTCTACATCATCAATGGGTACAAAGTCAACTCTTTTGTTTTCAAGATCAAATTTCGCGTCAATGAAAGATGCTACATCGCGAGCATTGTTTCTTGGCAAATATTCCCGAATGGTTGCTTCCTTATTGACAGACCGAAACAGTCTCCATATAATAGCCGCATCATCCATGCTATTCCATGACCACCAGGTATCAATTTTACCTTTGGGAATTATGTTCTCAATAAAAGCAGTTGTGAAGTCTTGTACCGTCAAGTCTTTATCAGATGGTTTTAGGACACGCTCAATCATCTCTTTGCTTTGTGTTTTCCAGAAATCAATTCCACTTTGATGAGCAATAAATCCAAGTGCTTTCTGAGAAGGAATGTCCAACTTGAACCGCTTGACTTCTTTGAATGCACCCATCATTGAATATGGCTCATCTGAGAGCATCTTTTCTTTGCTGACAACAGCAACAGAACAATCAAGAATGACGCAATCTTCTGGATGGTATCCCAGCATAGAGAAGTCGATAAACATCATGTTATAGCTCATTTTTCACCTTTTCCATTACGATTACTGCTCTTTTGGATGGATCATTTGTAAGGAATGAACCATGCCTGCTTTTACTATACGGCGGAGTTTTGCCAACAGAGAAGTATTGGTCTGCTGTTATGTCCAAAATCCGAACAAGTGTATTATCATGCAGCCACCAGTGAATGATACCCTCGTCATCTTTCCCATGATAGATGCTAAATCTACCGGGATGGTCATCTTTAGTGAGATGATAAAATGCTTCTGTTGCTACATAGCAATGCCCGAACATTGGGTTCGTTGCATTGCGTTCTCTGTATTGCTGCTTGAGTAATTCGGGCGTAAGTGACTTTTGTATCTTGCCTATCAGTTCACTAAAATCATCTTCCAACATCACCAAGATACTTCTCCCTCGCTTCATTCCATGTCATAAACGCCAAGTCTCTATAGTAAAGCTGCCCATCGGAGATTCGGTCATTCTTTACAAGACTATTTATGCGCTGTCGAGCATACTTGTTTTTCCAAAGTTCAGTAAGTGCTTCAACACTTGAGTCAAAGCATGGAATTAGTTCTTTGGTTTCACTACGAAGAAACTCATTTGTGTTTTCATAAAGAGGTGCAAAGTAGATGCCGCGTTGGTGCGAAGTCTCACGAATTGTTGCGGGGATTTTCAGTTTGGAGTAGATAAAAGCGAATGCCCTGTTTTGATGCTCTCGTTTGAATGGCAGACCAGATTCTCGTTTTGCAACATACCATTCAAAATACTTTCGATGATGATACTTTTTGAGCCAGCTTAGCATCAGACCGTGGGTTGACTTGGATGGAACAAACGACATTTTTCCTTGTGTGAAGCCCATCTTTTTCCAGTATTTCAGATTGTCATATTGAGACAGACCACCAGCCTTTGTGTTGCCATAGAGTGAAGTTGTAGTAACTCCAGCGAGTTTGTCTCCATAGCGCTTCTCCCAATCATGCCTAATCGTATCAGATAGGCACAGTAGGGCAAGAAGCTTTCCCCCAACATAGTTGAATCCGAATGGCTGAACGGGAGCGATACAAGAGCAGATGGCTGTGTGATTTATCATACCATATGTCTTGGCGTCTTCTTCCCAACCAATGTGATCGTCTCTTGGTCGAAGATTGAGAAAGTCGGAAGTGATTGAAACAACACCAAGATATTTCCTTGACACATCATCAACAACCAGATAGTGAAGGTTTCGACCAATGTTGCTTACATGCTTCATCGTATGGGTAAAGACTCGTAGGTCGGTGAAGTCTTCGCCACTTGTGTATTGAAGCCTAGGCTTGAGCTTGAGATAATCATCTGGGCTTTCCGCCATCCAAATATTGTTCAGAACAGATTCGGAACGCTTCCACTTGTCTTGATCAACCATGACCCTTTCATCTTGACAGAAAATCGTGCTGATCGTTTTTGTCGGATACTTGAACTGGACTTCTTCCCACTTTTGATATAGTGTGTATTCTGCAACACCCATACTAGAAAAGTAAGTTAGATCCTTTACAATCGTATCTTTCAGCTCATCGTCAGTAACAGATACAATGGAATCAAGATTGGCTATTTCTAGCCAATCATTGTATTGTTTTTCAAGATTTTCGGAAGAAATGATTTCGTCTTTCATGAGAAGAAGCTTTCTAGAGTTGTTTTCTTTTCCCAAGACCATCCGATAGCGTCAAGTACGATCTGAATTGGAGCCAAGAATACCTTTTCAAACTGCAAATCATAATCAATGTAGTTCTCAAGATTGAATTCTCGTGGTAGAGTATCAGGAAATGAGATAATGTTTTCGCCAAAGATGTTGGGTTCTTTCAGATAGAGAAACTTGATCTTATCACCGCTACGGATAAGCTCATATTTTTCTTCTAGCTTCATCTTTTTTATCATGTTATTGTAGACAATGCAACCCCTAATGTGAATTGGGCATCCTTTTTTATAGGTTTCGCCTTCCATGTAAGAATCGATATCATTCGTGCCAGAAACTTTCCCAATCTCGCCAGGCGACAGTTTCATGAAATCGTCACGGAAATCGGTCACATAATTTTGCAAATCAACTTCGGTCTTATTGATGGCGAGCTCATACACTTCCATCATCTTTTTACGACATACAGCTGGCGTAGAACTGCGAACTGCTTCAACACCAGTAACAGAAATCTTTGGGGTCGAGTAGTGAACACCTTCTGAATTGAGTGTACTGAGAATGTTGCGCTTCTTTGCAATGAACAATCCGCGATTGTTGATCTTCTCTCGCTTCATGACCATCGTGTTCTTGTATGCGTTTAGAGTGTCAGCCAATGTCTGATATCCGTCAGCGATAACCTTTTCGATTTTCTCCTTGGATACCTTATCAATGAATTTCTCGCCTTCGTCTTTATCAATCTGAGTTGTGCCATAGACCTTCTTCACAAGATCAGCAAAACTGAAATAGTTCGAATCTGTGTCAATATAAATTGTATAGTCAACCCCAGTCGTGCCTAAGACCTTGTTCATATAAGCGTTTACATATTTTTCAGAAGTCTTGACTGAAAGCTGACCAGATGTAGTGATAGATTCCGCCATTGCAGCGATGTAGTAGATAAAGAATTGGTTCGCAGTTGCGCCGTAAAGGCTGTTCATAAGAATCTTGATTGACATTTGCCCATTGTGGAGTTTTCCAGCTTCTCGTTTTAGAGAAGCGAGGTAATCCGTAAGTTCGGCATCAGTCATTGTTTCCAAATTTTTCAAAGCTTATACCTCTTTCTATCGCCCCTGTACTCATCTGATGATTCTTGCTTGATCAGAGTACGCTTCTTCAGTTCTTCTTTGACCCGCTCCATTTCAGATTCAACAGAAAGCATCTGCTTCTTGATGACCGAGCGTTCTGCGTAGTAGTCATCAATGATACTAGGAATAATTCCCTGCTTTTCCTTATCAAAGACAGTTTTGTTTGCTGTCAATGTCACATTCGCGTCTACTAGAACATTCTGCAACATATCTGGCACCTCATCAGCCAAGACTTGCGCCGCGCTGAAACTGTGGAAATCCTTGATGAACTGCTGTGAATTGACATATCGGATTATATCAGGGGATTTCGCTTTTTGCAAGATATGCTTTTGAATAGTATCAAAATCATTGCCTATGATAGTGTCAGGTGACATGTTGTATTGAATCATCAACATTGGGTAGAGGCTGTTTAGGTCGAAAGATACAACCCAATCATGAATGCCGACTTGAGGGTCTTTCACATATCCCCCGACATAATCTGCTGATTCATTTCCAGATGTTTTCTTGATTGGCGGAACCATACCAGCAGCTCTAATTTTACGATAAAGAGTAGTGTCCCAAATTCCAACTGTGCCGAACGCATCTTTGAAGTTAGAGCCACCACGATAAGCAACAGCGAAGACGAGCGACATAAGAGAAGTCTCGTCTTCTAGCATTTCTACAATCCGAGTATCTTTTAGGTTGTAGTCAAGCCCAAAGTGGTGATAGGCGTCATCAGCAAGTTGTGTATACTTTGCCAGCATTGACTTGAGCTTTTCATCATTTGGATTCTTCCAAAGCTTTGCAGCAACCTGCTCTTTTTTGCGAACAAACATTTCCTTTTCGTCAAGCTCTTCGTCTGCTACATCTTCTGGAATATGAATGCCCTTTGCCCCATCAGTGATGAAACGGTGAGTGTCGATTTTCGTACCGAACCGCTCGTAGGATAGTTTGCTTTCTTTCAAGACAACATGAGCGATGTGGTCAAGTTTGTAGCTCTCCTGTGTGCCATATTTGTATCCGAATTTCTTGAAAGCATCCATATAGTCAACAACAGATACGCCCATGATGTCATATGTACTCTGCTTCTTGCCATAGAGCTCTTTTGTGGATACTTTCACAAGACCCCAAGGCGACATGCGCTTTAGAGTGTTCTCTCCAAATAGGAGTTTGATTCGAGTGAGGGTATACCACACATCAAAGTATTGGACATTCCAGCCCGTAACGACCTCTGGATAGTTGGATGTCCAGATTTCAACAAACCGGCGAAGCAGGTCTTTCTCGTTTGCAAACTGCTCATAGACAATGTTAGATGGGTCAACATCAGTCATGGTCTTAGCTGGATCATAATGCTTCTGCCCAAGCAAAATATACTTCTCACTCTTGCGATACTTTAGCGCAATAGATGATATAGGCTTGTCGCACTTTTCCATATCTGGCAGCCCAGTGCTGATGTCAACTTCGATATCATAGTTGAAAAGATTGATTAGCTGTTCGTCAAAGTCAATCTTATCTGGATAGTGGTCATGAATAAATGCAGCAACAAAGTTGCTGTTGCCGTGAACATCAAAACCGTTTACATCTTTGTACTGCTCAATGAAGTCACTGGCCT